CGTCTACGCAACATAGCGACAGCGTTGAGCCAGCCACTGTCGTTACCCAAGCGTCCAAGCCTGTGGCGAAAAAGGCAAAACAGCGCCAGCCAGAGCCAGACCCCGATGTTCTTCAAATGCAGACGGTGCATGATGTCAGTCAGCAACTGGGTAAGTTCTTTGACATCCAAAATAAAATCCTTACGCACTACAAAAACCTAGAAGACACATCAATGCACGTCTATGAGGCTGACCAGAATCATGCGATGAAGGCAATTGAGCGCGTTGAAGTCGAATTGCAGTTGGAAGAAATGACGGTAAAGATCAGGGAAACTATGGTCTATGCTCCAAAAGAATTGAAGGATTTGTACACAAGGTTTTTGCAAATGTACGGCAAGATCAAAGATGAGCAAGAGTTTGCTCGGCAAGAACAGATCATGCAATCAAGGTACAAAAAGGCTAGAGAATGGCAACATCGCAATCTAAAAATAGACCTAGCAATGTGGGCCGTGGGAATGGGAATGGTATGGGTGGTGCTGGTGGCAATGCTGATGCAAATAGCGTCGCTCAGTGGGCAGTCATTGGAATGGTTTTCTTTGGAGTCGTTTGTTTCATTTGCCTCCCAATCACAGCAATGATTTTAATTGAATCCAAGAAAACAAACGCATTGGCGCAAGCAGCACTGACAGAGACAAAGAAATTAAAAGCTGAACTGAAACCGAAAAAGGAACTGGAAGATGAATGACTTATTCAATCTACTTAAGGGTATCGCGCCGACATTGGCGACAGCGGTTGCCGGGCCATTGGGCGGTGCTGCCGTTAGCGCTTTGGCTGCTAAGTTTGGCGTTGCTGACAGTGTTGAAGCTGTGGCAAAAGCTATTGCTGGTGATCCAGAAGCTGCGGTCAAACTCCAAGAGTTAGAACTCGAATATGCCAAACTAGATGCTGCTGATCGTGCCGATGCTCGTAAAGCAGAAGTGACGATGGCGACCAGTGAAAGTGCGCCAATCTTGAATAAATCGGTGACACCCATTCTTGCCATCATCATTGTTCTTGCATGGGGTTTTATTCAATACCACCTGTTGACCCATGTTGTCCACACCGAAATGCGCGAGATCATTATTCGCGTATTGGGAACACTAGATGGTGCGCTCGTGATGGTTTTGTCTTATTATTTCGGCGCAAGCCATAAACACTGATATGCAACTCTCAGAACACTTTACCCTTGACGAAGCCACCTACAGTGAGACCGCTGTGCGCTTGGGTATCAGCAACCAGCCTAATGAACAGCAGTTGGAAAACATGAAAAAGGCCGCTGCTGGTTTGGAGCAACTTCGCGCTGTGTCTGGCCCTCTGCGGATCAACTCATGGTTGCGTCTGCCCGAAGTCAACGTGGCCGTGGGCGGCTCCAAGGTGTCATCGCACATGGACGGCTGGGCCATCGATGTGTCGAGCACCAAGATGACCCCCATCGAGTTGTGTCGCAAGGTTGAAGAATTGGGCATCAAGTTTGACCAAATCATTCACGAGTTTGGTCGCTGGATGCACATTTCATTTGCCCCCGAGATGCGCCAGCAGAAGCTGACGATCTTTAAGCCCGAGGGTAAATACAAGCCCGGCATTCTCACTGAGGCTGAATATCACTCTGCTTGATCCTCGGTAGGTTGGTTGCCTGCTTGTGGCGCATCTTGGTGTCGATGTATTGAAGTGCACGTTCCATGTCTTTGATGGCAATCACGTCCATTTGGGCATCGTGCAGTTCCATTAGCCGATTGAGCGCCTGAATCTCAGGACCAGTGGGCGTGAACTTTCGATGCTCAACAGCGCGATACACGATCCGCAGAATTGCCTCACGCCCATCAATCGCAACGTCCTTGTAGTCTTCACCAAACCCTAGTTGGTAAAGCGCTTCAGTGACGTTGCTCATGGCAACAAGAAGGTCCAGATCATCGTGAGTCGCGTTGCCGCGCAGCAGCGCAACCATCGCTTCACTGTTCTTGATCTTGAGATCGATCAGGTAACTTTCGTGAAATGCCACTGGCTTTAAAGACTCAATGACATATGCAACGGGGTTCACCAGTGCTGCTTTTGGTCGGTATTTGCTGCGTTTCCTCATATCAGTTTTTCGCCAAGTAGTACGCCGCGCACACCAGCAGCGTGACGATCAGTGGTGTCCATTTTTGATTCATTTCAAACTCCTTTTGATTGACGATATTGTTTGACTGCGTTGCGTAGTCCTGCCTGCGTGGTGGCCTTCTCATCGAGTGCCAGCGCCTGCGCTTGATCTAATGTGTCTTGCATCAGGATGCGGTGGCAGATCACGGGCACACCCTGACCTTGGCGGCGCACACGAGCGTTGAACTGTTCGTACAAGTCCAGCGACCAGTTGAGGCCGTACCACACAAGGATGTGGCCGTTGTTCTGCAAACCGTCGATGCCGTGGCCCATTGATGCCGGGTGGCCGATCATCAGCGAACAGTCGCCAGTCTTCCAGCGGTGCATGGCGTTGACCAGTGACGCCTCGCTCTTGCACTCGGTCAAGTTGATCGGGTCAAGGTGCTTGAACCTCTCCATGATCCGCGCAGCATCGCTGCGGTAGGCGTAGGAGCACAGCACTGGGGAGCCTTGGGCTTCGTCCAGAATCTCCTCAAGCGCATCAAGTTTGAGATCGTGGATCGGCTCCCACAGCGGCATCCCGGCGATGGGGTACATGGCCCCGTTGGAGAACTGCAAACACTTGTTGGTCAGTGATGCTTGGTTGAATGCCTCGACCTCCTTACCGCTGTCCAGCACCAAGAAGAATTCTTTTTCCATCTTGTCGTACTTGGCCCGCAGGTCGTCGGGCATCTCAATCTCGACGTTGTTGACCATGAGGTCGGGCAGCGGGTTGTAGTCCTCTGCGCTCATCTCAAGCGTGATGTCACCGATCAGCTTTTTGATGGTGTCCTCGGTGTCCTCATAGGGCACTTCCTTGTACGGTCCGACCTTCTTGTAGAAACGGGTGCGGAAGGCCGTCTTTGATGTGCCAAGGCGCTCACCCCTGTCCACCACGAGAAACTGGCCGTGCAGGTCTTTGTAGCCATTGCTGGCAGGGGTTCCTGTGAGGCCCGTGGTCCAGTCGAACTTGTCAGCGATCTTCTTGAATGCCTTGACTCGGTTGGTGGCCGAGTTTTTCATCTTGCTGATCTCGTCCCACACGATTCCGTTGAACGGCATTGGGCGGTCCTTTTTGACAAAGTATGTCTGAAGTGTCTCGGCCATCCAGCCAAGGTTTTCGTAGTTGATCATGTACACGTCAGCGGGGCGTAAGAGAGCGCGGGTGCGCTGGTCCTTTGTGCCCGTGACCATGCTGAACTTGATGTGCTTGGTGTGCTCCCACTTTGCAGCTTCTTGACGCCAAACCAGACGGATAACCCGGATTGGGGCAACGATGATCACGCCGCGCAGAAAGCCCGTGTTGATCAGGTGCGACAGCGTGGTCAAAGTGATCACGGTCTTGCCCAGTCCCATGTCGAGCCACAGCATCGAGTTGGGGTGGGTGCACTGGAAGTTCACGGCCTTTTGCTGGTAGCCGTGAAGCAGGTCAGGTGTCAGCATCCCATCACCATCAAGTCCACCATCGACTTGCCCTCATCGACGTTGTCAATCACGAACACATTGACCTTGTGGTCACGCAATCTCAGGTGTTCTCGTTCTTGGGCGGCGGTGGGCTTTTGTCCTGCGCGTTTGAATTCACAAAACCACACACGCCCATCAGGTGCGACGAACATACGGTCAGGCACAGCAGCCCGTGCGGGGCTGGTGAATTTGTACGCAAGCACATTTTTGGTTTTGGCGTAGTCGCAGACTTTGGCTTCAATTTGTTTCTCAAGCATTGCCGCACTCCTGATCCAGTTTGCGGCCTTCAACCTCGATCAATTTGTCAAGGTAGTGTCGGGCTTTTTGCAAGTCTTGGATGCCGCCCTTGTCGCGCCAACGGCTCACGTACTTCACCACATTGCCTTCCAAGTACCCAAGGTTGTTGCCGACGATGTAGTCCCACGGTTGCACTGCTTTGTCTTTGTAATGTGTGCCGCCGTGTTGAATGTTGTTTACGCTAGTCCCAGACATAATTTCTCCACTTCTCGAATGTAATAATCAAAATCGACTGGCAGCTTGCCAGCATCCTTAATGTCGTTGCAGGGTTGCACGCCCCAGCCAGACTCCACACCCATCTTGCGCCAGACACCGGGGTTTTTGGCAAGCGGTGGCATCCACTTGAACAGTCGGCCACCACCTTCGGCAACGTAGTAGCGCGTGGTGTTTTGCAACTGCGATGTCACACCATCACGCTCGATTGCCAAGTAGCTAGACCGTGGCACTTTGGCGCGAAGCATAAAGTCCATGATGTCGGGCCACTGCTCCAGTGTTTGACGGATCGGCGCATTCTCAAGCAACACCTTTTCCGCGACCTTGGCAACCACCAGAGCGCCGTGGTTTTGATGCCACTCCATGTCGTACTCATACGCACCCTTACGCTTCACAGAGCCGTTCTCGTATTGGGCAATGTAGTTGTTGACATCGCGGATCATCATCGACTTGTAGATGGCTTCCTCAAGTTGCAACCCGGTCATCTCCTCCCACAATGTGCGGACAAGATCAACGCTGTACTTGTTGGCGCGGGGCACGCGCACCGTCAGACCATCAGTGTTGACCTGCACGATTTGCAACCCGTCAACGCCCATCAGCGACTCGGCAAGTTTGCACAGCAGCAGTTGACCATTGAGCGTGATCGACATGGTGAACAGCGGGTCGTAGAACACGCTGAACTGGTTATTGCTGTCACCATATACGCCGTTGAGCGCCAGCTTCAGCATGGCCGACTCAGCCGACTTCTTGGGGTAGGTCTTGCGCTGCTCGTACAAGTTCTTGTAGATGACGCAGAACTCTTTGCCTAAGTGCTGTGGGAAGAATCCGTTAGAAATCGCCAGATTCGGATAATAAGAAGCGACATCAAGATCAACGATGACATGGTCAGCGTCAGACTCAACCACTTTAGATTCAAGGCTTCCGTGAATCCCGCCAAGACCGAACACAAAGCAAAACCCATTAACAACAGCAGTGAGGTCATTGAAAACTCCTTTGGTTTCTGTGATGCTTTGCTCTTTGAGCCAGTTCAGCACACGGTTAAATTCTGGATGATCAAACGTGACCCAAGGCAGGATTGCATCCTTGAGATGGATCACTGGGCGCTTGGTCTGACGAGGTGTGCGGCCCTTGGAGCCGTAGTCGTAGCAGGCAACACCTGACTGCTCCAACTTCATGGTGAAGAACTCTTTGCCGATCTTGGTGTCGTTGTAGTTGATCCAGTCCTTGCCGGGATATAGGGCGCACATCTTCTCGCGGAACGCGATCATGTCGGCGGTGTAACCCATGAACTTTTTGGTCTGCGACACATCGTGTGCGTTGTACGTTTTGAGTATCTCGATTTGGCCAGCGTTGAGCGTTGTGCCAACGGGGAACGGCAAGTCTTCAATGTTGTCAGAGCGCATGTTGAACTCAAGAACCTTGAGGCTCGTGGAGCGTGCTCTGTTGTCGAAGTGGTGAATCTTGAACAGGTCAATCTGTTCAACGAATCGATCAGACGGATTGACGTTGTGCATCCAGCGCCCTTCGTCGTCTTGCGTGTTGATGATGGCCATCGCTTTTTGGTACAGCGTGTTGGCATCACTGTGCCCCATGCGGATCAGCGTATGTATGACCGGGTAATCAAAGCCAAGGACATTGAAACCCACCAGTCGGGCGTTTGTGTCTTTGAGCCATTGAAGGAACGCAATGATTTCTTTGGAGTCGTTGCGGCGGTCACTGATTTCAAATGACCATTGAAAAGGCGCTTCTGCATGTTCCACCGCCAGCGTGAAGACGTTGGGGTAGGTCTCAATGTCATATACATAGTCATTACTCATTACGGTTACTCGGTTGGGTGGGGGGCTTCGATTTGGTCTCGTCTAGGTAGGGGAGAAAGCCAGAAAATCCCTACAGAAACATCCTCGAATGCTGGCTTGACAGCCCCCCGATTTATCAATATTCCATTGCCTGACGAATATCTCGAATACGCATCTTGAGCAATGGTGAAAGGTCTTCTTTACTTTGCTTCAATCTGACAATTTCAGACTCGTAATAACGAATCTTTTCGTCAATGTTATCTTCCACTGTTGGGTTGTGATCAATACGTTGAGCACCAAGTATTGCTCGTTTTTGCTCTACTGCGTAAGTCTCATTCATTTTCATTCTCCTAGTTTAAAAAGGTGGAGGTGTGGCGGACCTGCTTTGATCGGCACCACATGGGTACAGGTCGAGGCGACTTCAACCACACCCCCGATTCAATTAGCCTTGCATGAAGGGTGGCAGGCCAGCAGGTGCACCGGGGAACGGCGCGGCAGGCATGGCGGGTGCAGGCGCAGCAGCGAAGCCGGGCATAGCACCAGTAGCCACAGCGCCGAACATGCCAGAAGCGTCCACGTTGCCTTCACCAAACGGCGCATCGTCAAGGTAGAACTGCACAGCGATCAAGTCGCAACGGATACCACGGCCATGCTTGTTGTCTT